TTTTCTGAAGGATTATTATTTCCTTCAATTGCTAGAGTATTTTCTTTTTGTGTTACAGAAATATCTTTATCAGAAAATCCTGCTACAGCAAAAGTTAATTTATACTCATAATCACTCACCTTTTCAATATTATAGGGTGGGTAACTACTTGGGCGAAAGTCAGCTATATCATTAAATAAGCTGTCAAACCCCACTGTCATCGCCCTGAATGGGCTTAGGTCTATCCTTGTCATTGTTGTCCTCCTTATTAAGCAAGGTTAATATTGTATCTAATTTATCTTCTATATTAGATACTCGTTTCTCAAGTTCTTTATTATTTGACCCAAGAGAAACACTTCTTTGTCCGGAAGCAATATTTGATGCCTTCCGTAAATCATATGTTGCCATATATTCTCCTTAAATTAAGGGGGCTAAAAAGCCCCCAAAATATGTATTAATTATTGAGCTGTATCGTGTTGAGCGTCAGATTGTCTGTCACTCTCATCTACACCTGCAACATCACAAAGTACTGCCCATACACGGATTTTACCCGCAGTTGAAGCTGCACTAAGTACCAGTACATCAAGCGTATCAGCAGTTGCCGCTACGTGTCTTGCTGTTGCTGTTAATGTTGAGTATCCTGTCGCATTAGTATCCCCATCAGCGTAAATATCAACGTCTCCACCTGTAATACCTAAGTCCATAGTTACAGAACTTGAAAGTGCAGTTAGCACTTCAATTCCTGCTTCCATAACCAAAGTTTCAGCAGGTAAATCAAGAACACGTAGTACATCATTTTGTGCTGCACCACTGTCGCCATTGATTTTTGAAACATCAATTGTATTTTCCACTAAATAAGGAGTTCTTATTCCAGGATTATATCTGCCAGGTCGGTTAGTTCCACCTGGCCCAGTTACGTCATACGTTGCCATAGTTCTATCCTCCCTTAGTCAATTAATACGTGTCTAGCCATTAATGCTGCATCACGCAACACTTTTCTTCCAAACACATGTAAGCCTCTAACTACGTCTGCAAAAGAATCTGGGTCTCTAATGACTTCTGTTTTTGCAATTGCGTTAGCAGTTGCTGTAGAACTCATATGTCCCCATAAAATTTTGTAATAGTTAGATGTTGTTGAAGCTGCAAAGTTATTAGTCATATAACATTTGAAGCCCTGAATTTGTCCATCTGTGACTCTGCCATTTCTTAATTCAGATTTAGCATCGCCAGTTACAGAAGCATCCATAAGTTTCGCTGAAGCTTGAGCAAGTTGCTCATACCATTCAGGTGAACCTAAAAACCATCTGTTTTCAGTTGGAACGTCCGCACCGTGTAGTCTCTTAGCACAGTTAGCCATAATATTCAAAGGGTCAGTTTCAGATGTACCGAATCCGGTATCTGTTCCTGAACCGTCTGAACCTACAGTTGTACCTGCACCAGAAACCATAGCTGCAATGACGTTTGCGTCATAAGAATCTTTTAGAGCATATGCTCCAGAAGATGTAGCCAAAGACTCCCAGTTCACGTGAGATTGTCGTTCTTCAATATCGTCAACTTTAAAAGCGAACGCATTAGCTTGGTCTACTACGAGTTGAAGTTGGTCATCAGCTAAATTTTGAATAGCTATGTGTCCACCTCTAACGTAAGAGTTTACGCTTATGCTTGGCTCTTTAATTATGTTAACGGTATCTCCGTAATTTTCAATCTCTCCTGCATAGTCAGTATTAGTAATATCTTCTACAACTGATGCAGTTCTAAAGAACTTTTGGACTTTTTGACTGTATATTACTGGTAACCAATTACCTGAAGGTAAGTTAGTATATCCAGCACCTTTTGCTACTGCCATAGTTTAGTCCTCCTATAGACTGTTGAGATTATTGACGAATCCTACCTTCCTTTCGGGCTAAATCAATTTCCTTTTCCAATTTAGTAAATTGTTGAGGTCTTAATTTAGCTATCTCAGCCACAGTCCAGATTTTCTTTGAAGAAGTGTCTGGCTCTTGTCCTCGCTTTGTAGAAGTAACCGCTTTAGCTGCCTCTAATTTCGATTGCTTATCTGATTCCTTTTTTTTCTCAGGAAACTTTTTATCCATTTTATACAAATCAATTGCACGAGCTGCTAATTTAGCATTATCAGCGTTATCATACAACCATCCCTGTATATGTGGGTCTTGTGCTTTTGCCCACTCATGAAAATCTTCAGTTTGTCTGATATCTTTAAAATCAGGATGTAATCTCATTAGTTCAACTTCAGCTTTCTCTTTTGCAACCTGTTGGGTTTGCTCTTGGAGATTTTTTAATTTACCTTCTACAGATTTAGCTTGGTCTTGAGCCTCCTGAATAGCAATACTTTTTACAGTATCATATACATCAGGATATTTAAGTCTCCATGCATCTAATTCCTTTTTGCTTTTAGGCGGAAGGATTTCAGATGATTTTGCCTCAAGTTGTTCTCTTAATTTCAGAACATCTGTTTTGTGTTTTGATAAAGTAGAATCATAATGGCGTTTAAGGTCGTCATACCTTTTCTTAAACACCTTCTCTTCAGTATTTACAGGGCGTTCTTCATCGGGAGTGGCCACTTCTTCTGAAGCGGTGTCCTTAGGAACGGTAGCTGTTTCTGAATCCTCCGTATCTAACTCCTGTTTATATTTGTTTCGATAGGGAGTCGGTTCTAATAATGCTGTTGTTTCATCTTTTACTTCTTCTTTCAATTCAGTCTTTGATTCTTCAACCTCATTAATTTGTTCCTCTTTTTTTTCTTCCATATTATCCTCCTTTGTTGGGTGCTGTTGGAAGAACAGGTGGCCCTTGAGTCGAAAGGGGTTACACTGGTTGTGTAAGTGGCCTGTCTTCAGGTATAGTGGCATCAGCCATCATACCTTTAGTTTGATTCACATCTGTTGTTTGACCTTGATTTTGTACTGACATTGCTACATCTCGTATTTGAGAAATAACGCCTTCAGGGTTATTAACCAAAGCATCAACGGGAATATGAATCAATTCTTTTACAGGAATAGCATCTAATCCTGCAATATCGTTAGCTGGCATTCCCATACCAGTAAAAAATTCTTTTAATGCCGAAATTGTACTTGTTGATGCAACTGCAGAGAAAGCAGCTTTTGCATCTTCTGATAAATTATCAAATACCTGTTCGGCTTTACTTTGTGCTGTTCCAGCATCTGTCATTTCTTCACCACCTCCAGCACCAGCGTTTTGTGCCGTTGCAGTCATATCAGGAGTAGTTGTTTCTGCTCTATTTGGATTTCCACCAACTCCTTCAAATCCTGCAGGAGTAGTATTTGTATATCTATTATCCATTAAGCCTGTTGCCATTTTAACCTCCTGTTAAATTTACCCAATACATTACAAATTGGCTTTCCAATTGAATGTAATATTTTTCCTCTAATTGTTTTTTCACCTGCTAAATATTTTGCCCAGTGAGGAACCCATAATTTAGCCCATGCAAAATAAACTTTACCTAGAATTGATTCTTTTTCCATTTCACGAACATAATGTCTTGCCCATGTATGATAACCATTCATTGTTAATGGTTCTGTTTTCATTAAGTGTTCACCATAAGCTTCATCAGCTTTCCATAATTTTTCTGATAATAATCCTTTACGATAAAAATAATCACAAATAATTTTTGACTTTCTACTTCCTTTGCTATTATCATCTTTACTAATACCTGGGTTACCTTGATTATACTCCGTTGCATTAACAACTGTCTGTTCACCTTCATTATTTCTATATACAACTTTATTTTTTTGGTCAGCCATATATGCCTCTTTACTTAAATATCCTGATGTATTCTTTTTATTAGCTGTACCACCCCAAGCAAATCTATCTAATAACGTACTTGATGCTGTACCATTTTTAATTGCCTTAATAGCGTCATCATAACTTCCATGTGCTGCCGTTTTACCTGTTCTAATATTAACAAATCTTCCATCAGCATCATATCCCCAATCTTTTGTAGAACCATCTTGATTTCTATTACCAGGTGAATTATCATTACTTGATATAACTCTATCAGTATGCTGTTCTTTATCAAAAATACCACCAACTAATCTAGTTACTTCTGCTGATTGAGTACCAAAAATAGAATTTACTTGACTGGAATTCATAGATGAAGTTGTTGTTGGAGTTGATAAATTTACTTTTGTTTTTGCTCCAGGAGCTATCATTTCTGTACTAACAATTCTTGGTTGTTCAGTATGTGGTGAACCAGTTAATTGAAATTTATCCTGTTGTGTTAGTGAAATACCTGCTTGAGCTTTCCAAAAATCTGTTTGTTCTTTACCAGTCATTTTAGAAAGTTCTTCTATCGGAATTTGTCTTCCATCTTTATAATTAATTGTACCCCATTGATAATTTTTTTGTAAATCAAAATTACCAGGAGTATATGATTCAAATCCAGTTGTTTTAGGACTTAAAAAAACAATTCTTTCTTCAGCAGTTTTAATATTTTGAGCAAGATTATCCATCTCAGGCTTATCAAAAATTTCCCACCAACCAGTTCCTTCACCAGTTGCATGCATTTCAGCTAATTTAGTTTGCCACTTTTCAATATTATTATTTAACATATCTATTTGTTGGTCATTTCGTAATTCAGGCAAATATTCATTTCCTAATTTAAAACGCATTGCCCAGTCATAAGTTAAATCATCAACTGTACCAGATACATTTTCAGACGTTATTGTTTCATCAACACCAGCAGGAGTAAAGTAATCTTTAGCATAATCAGTTTCTGCTTGCTTAAATTCATCTAATGGTTTAAGATATCCTCCTGCATATAATGCATTAGGATTATCACCAGGCCCTTTAATAATTTTCCAACTTCCATCTTCTTGCTTTTTAATAACAGGGCCACCAGGTCTATTTTCATCAGTCATAAGATTTAGCCAATTATTAAATTGTTTTTTAGCAAATGGGTCAGTTATTTTATGCAATACCTGT